CTCCGGCCCCGGCTGAGCGGGTGCGCCGGGTAAGTGCTTGCGAAGAATTTTTGCAACGCTTTTCAATTCTTCGGCGATTACCATATCGTTACCGCCCAAAACTTGCACTAGAATCTCCTTGGCGATCTCTTCCACCTGTGGCGTACCTTGGGCCGCGCCGGATTCAGGCTCTCTCAATTCCAGCAACGCCAGCGCATCTTTTACATGTCCCATGATGATCTGGTCATCGGTTGGCAATGTCTGCGCTAGAGCAACGCGCAAATGTGATGCAGCCTCATCCATGATGCTGAACATCTCAGCCTGTCCGAAAAATCCCTTCAAATCGAATGTCATAAATTCCTCCTACTTGTTATTACGGACAGAATCGTTAATTTGTGCGGGCTTCGGCGCAGAATATTGGTCAGGCATTCCGCAATTCCCGCAGGCGGTAGAACGAAATGGATTAGCACAGCACGTGGGCTGCGTTCCTGCCACGGAGGGAGCAGCGGACTTGAGAGACTCATCGCAAAAATGAGGATGATGTGGATGGTCGGCGTGGCCGCAAAGACCCATTCTCCGCTGTGGCGCGGAGGCCGTCTCCGTTGCTTGGGTGGGCCGCAGATTTCTACATGCATGGCAGAAAACTCCGTCATAATCACTTTGGCAGATTGGGCATGGAATCCAATCCTTTCTCTCCTTCGGCTCAACCTTGGGCGCGGACGGCTCAGAGGGACGCGCTGCCTCAATGTATTCGTGACATCCTTCATGGCCCAATGGCAGGCCGCATGTGTCAGGCACAAATCCATGATCGTTGATAATTGCTGCACGCTCGCGGCTGCTCCCCTGTGGATGCTCCGCCCTTTCGCATTTCGTCAACATCTACGCCTAACTCTTTGGCCTTCGCTGTCAGTTTTTCCGCAATGCCTGCACCTGCTGCTATTCTCCACGGGCTGCGCGGCTGATTCTGCAATCTTTCCAGTGCCATCACAAATTGCACATGGCTTTTCTGGATCATTGGGCAGGCGTTGATATTTACCGCTACCTTCGCAACGTGGGCAAGTACTCGCCCGCTCCTGAGCTGGGGCTGGGGCAAAGAACACGCCCATGATTTCGTTTACTTGGTAATAGTCTGATAGTTTTTTGGGCTTGCTATCTGTCCACGGATCGAGCACGTCACCGTTGGCAAGCAGCACAACGGCATGGCCTTTACCGGATGGCCCATTGACCACTTGGACGTAATGCACTGGAGCAAATGGCTCTATCGGCCAAACTTCGCGGTCTACGCCAGCGAAGCAAATGTGCTTCCACCTTTTCACAGCGGAATATCCATGCTCATAAAAATACGATTCAGCCTCAAATGATGTGTAGGCATCGGTAGAAAGGTCTTTTGGTTGAAGTTCGGCTTTGACCTCAGCGTATGACTTGCCAACAATCATCGCTATCGCGGCCAGAACGCAACCATTCTGATCTTCCTGCTTAACCCACCTCGGCTGCGGAGAGGCTGAGACTGCGGCCCCCAGGCGGCGTAAAAGTTCGGCGCGCAATTTAGGATTCTGCGAGTTCGGATGCAATGCCACATCAACAGCAAAAGCGGAAACCAATTCTTCTTTTTTAAGTTCCGTCATCTTCTTTTCCATTACCCCATTCCCCCAGCGTCAGAAAGCCGCGTATCCAGTGACTTTTACTTTGTCGAGGCCCATCGCATCCTTGACGGCATCCGTGATCTCATCACACAAATCCATCTCGCCTGCTTCGGGAAAATGCTTGTCCAGTTCTTTGTCGTCTAAATCGATGATGAATTTCATTGTTTTCCTCTCTCCTCCCCTCAAAAGCTCTTGAATCGATTCTGCTTCACACCTGTAGCTCACATATCCAGTTCCCGGCTTCGCCCAATGCGTCCATCTGCCCGTAGGCTCTCTAACCGGCGCATTCCACACATCGGTATCGCGGCAACAGCTACACATCGCTTTCGCTGCTTCCTTTATGGCTGAGGAACGTTCGGCATTTAATCTGTCAATCTCAGCCAGTGCTCCCATGAGTTGCTTGACCGGAGATTTCTCGCATGTTTCGATGTGCGCCAGAATCGCATCGGCTTGAGCGTGTTCCTGCGTGTGATCGTATTCCGTGATGGTTCCGCAGAACGAACACACTACTTTGCGCTGAGCTTCGGCCAGTACCGATTCTGCGTAAGCTGCTGCATACCTATCTTCCCAGCGTGATTCCCATGCAGGGTTGTAATCTGCCGGTGTCGTAGTAGGCCATTCGCCATGCTCGCGAAATTCACGCGCTTTTAATTCCTGCTCCCGCGCCTTCGCTGTCCGCTCGTCCGCTGGTTTCATGGCCTGAACTCCTTAATTGCTTTCTCGGCTTCTTCCGCCGTGTGCCAACCGTGAATCTTTAAGATCCTTCTGATTTCTATTAGCGGATCACGCGCTGCCCCAAGTGCTCCTAGCGACATTGGCACCTGTAAAGTAGTCAGCAATTTCGCCAGTTGACAATCAAGATCGTTTTCCGGCTTCCGCCCTGAGTCAGTCATCGGGTCACCGCCAATCTGTTGAATGCTTGAAGAAATCTTTTTTCTGATTCCTGCCATGTGAGCGGTACAATTTTTGTTTCCAGCGGCGGCTCAGTTTCAAACCACGCCTTAGGTGGAATCTTCATCAGGTCGCGTTTTTCGGTCGAAAGCATGACGTTATCGCAATATTTGATTGACGGGCTGTCGAACGCTTCAGGCGCAAGACCGAATCTTTCACAGATGACCGCACAAAGAGCATCCTCGATCTCGCGGTAGTGTCTACCCAAGCCAGAGAACCTTTTTATCGGTCGCGGCAAATCCACCAGATAGGCTTCGGCGGCATCGTGCAGTAGGGCTGCCAGTTTCAGCGGCTCAGTGATGATTTCAGACACGCGAATGGAGTGATCTGCCACGCTGTAAAACGTCTCTACGTGGCCGGAATACCGGCATTGCATAGCAAGCGCATGAGCTATGTCCTCGATGTTTATTTCTTCCGGTCGCGGATCAAGCGGCCAAAACTGCAAACCGCTGAAAGTTTGAATCCAGTCGCCCTTACGCTCCGTCTTTCCCCGCTCTGCTAAGCTCATAGGTCGCCAACTTTCTCAAACTTTCGTCCCGAAAATGGGCATTCATCCAATGTGTAATGCTGGCTTCTGTAGCCTCTCCGAACTTTGTGCTTAGGAATTTCCCCTTTAAGCGTTAAGCGGATTGGCCGCGTACATTTTGGACAGTCAAATTTCTTCCGCGCTATCCACTGCGCCCCTGAAGTGTCAGTCACCATCCCGGTTCCTCTCTGCCCATTTCTCTCAGCGTGTCGCCCAGATCATTCCAAGCGTTCGCCAAGCGTTTACATTTGCGGCATGTATCCGCGTTTTCTCCGTGCTCACATTTCTGCGCCCCTGAATCTGGGCCTGATGTCTGATTGGGTTTCAACATGCCAAAAACTCCTTCAGTGTGCGCTTGTAAAATTTCTCCTTGGCATTGAACCGCTCGAAGATTTCAGAGAGTCCGTTGATGCACCTGAAGCCCTTGCGTTGAAGCGAATGCAGTAGCCCGACAACCTCTTTCGGCTTCATCCATGCCTGATACCAGTGCGGGTGATGGCCAGCATTGCCAATGAATTGCACGTCAAACTCATCGCATCCTATTGCCAGCAGCCCATGCTCAAAGCTGAAGTTTTCTCCGTCCTCGGGAAAGTATTGCGACTCGATCTCAAATGGAGTGAACACGTCATCGCCCAGCATGACCTTGCCCAGAACTTGATGAAGTTCACCATTCTCGTAAATGCAAAGTTGCACCGAGATTGATTGGAAATGTTGCCGCTTTGGTTTGTTATCGCTCATTGGGCCTCACACCTCGATTACTTCAATGCCATGACACGCTTGCATCAATCTTTTTTTCACAATGAACAGCCGATAAGCTTCTGTTTTCCTGAAATTCTTGCCGCGTGGTTTCGCGTCTTCCACCAGCATCAATCCGGCGCTATATGGCGCTTCATATCGGAAGTCCGCCCAGTACTCACAGATGTGCACGCCATTAACCGTCAGATCAAACTTCACCTGGCATTCAATCGGCCAAACTCCCATAGATTTCAGCGTTGCAAAGCGTCTCGCCTCTTTTGCTGAATGGAAACCATCTGTTCTTTTCGCGTGGTACTTGTTCCTCTTTTCGCGGATGTCCACCTTTACGCCACAGGCTTTACAGCATAGCTTTTTATCCAGATGCGGATGCTTACACATACTTTCTTTCGATCCTTTCGATTGCAGCATCTAGACAGCTTGAAATCTTCTTCGCGCAAACCATGCAGAGAGATATCCCGGTCACGCCCATAGTCAGCCTCACAGGTGCAGGACTCTTGCCTTTTCGCCTCGCCTTATTCTTTCCGCAGCACTCGCATTTTTCGCCTGAATCCGGATAGGCTTTCACCGTTCGTTTACGCCACCAATCCGGGCATGATTCGCACGTTCCCGGCGTTTGCAGACAGGTATTTCCCGGCTCGGCTACGCCTTGCGTCTTGCGACAGATGTTTTGGCTCACCCGCTTTGACGTCATGCCGTTGGCCCCTCGTCTGCAAATTGGAATACTTCTTGGCTTAATCTCTTGGCCGCTATCTCGCACGCCTGTTCTTTGCGGTCGATTCCTATTGCCTTGATTCCCATTGCTTTTGCGGCTACAAGAGTTGTCCCGCTTCCCATGTATGGATCAAGCACTATCCTGCAGTTCTCGGGCGCACGTTTTAATGCCCACTTCATCACCGCTTCAGGTTTTTGCGTTGGCCACAGGCGCGGCTCTTTGTCGGACATGTTTTCCTGCAGCATCCCGTTCCATCGCCATTTCAGGCGGCGCACGGCAGAAGGAAAGTTAGTCCATGCCAGTTCGCAATCCGCGAAGTCGCTTTCTCCGTTGTCCTTGTCCCAAACAAGCCAGCAGCTCGACGGCGGGAGCGGGAAGTAATTGCCGCCAAAAATGATCTGGTGTTTTGTGATTGACCGCATCAAGAGAAACACCCATTCCTCAGGCGGTTCATTGTCCCAATCGTCATCTCCGTAATCGGTAGCAGCGATAATCCGGTTCCGCGTGTTATGCGGCAGCGATTTACCGTAGGGCTTATTCCGGCTCTTATTCTTTCCAGCGGCCTCGCCAATGCCATAAGGCGGATCGGTACAGAGCAAATCAGCGGAGAGCGCCGGAAGCAACAAACGCGCATCACCGTGATAAATCGTGCTCATATCGTCCTCAAAGTATGGCTTCACTGTGCTCTGCTCTCCCCGGCCGCCGCCGCGCCGCCGCGCCCGCGATTTCCTTTTTCAGTCGCTCGCTCATGAACTTTCCACACCAGCATCCTTCGATTGGCCCAGAACATTCACTCTTGCACTGCTGCCCCGCCGACTGAGCATTTTCAATCGCCCCGCGAATATCCCAGCCCATGCCAAGATCGACGCATAGACTTGCCCAGCACCAATCGGGATGGCGTTTATCCAGCCACTGCGCCAGCCTCATGCCGATAGTGCGCTCCCAAAGCTGCTGAAATTTCCATTTCCAATCAATCCGCGTTTTGCTGTTCTCAGCCATTGGCCCTCACCCCCGCCCCGGTTTTTCTGCTCGGAGCCTGCACTTGGTTGTATGTTCCCGGTAACGCAATGCGAATGACTTTTACTTTTTCTTTCAGGTCAGTCCAATGCTTCACGTCTTCGTCGTCCGCTGGTGGCTTGCCATCCATTCCAATTCCTTCCGCTCAATCGAGGCTATCCAGTCAGCCGCTTTGCGATTAGTGAACACTTCAGCGAAGCCGCCGCCAAAGAATTTACCTTCGCCATTCTCGCGCATCGGATTACCCCAGCCGTCTAAGACAATCCATGCCCACTTGTGTTTAGGCCAGCCCATTTAATTCTTCATCTCCTGCTGCCACTCCTCGAAAAGTCCTTCCGCTATCAACTGAGCAATTTCACAGTTTGCAAGCTCTGGCCAATCGTCCAGAATCCGTTTTACTCCGCGCTCTATGATGGCCTTGCGTTCGTCTAGGGTCATGCGCGTTTCCTCAGGTACATATAGCCGTCTCCTGTGCCGGTTTTCAGTTTGAAGTGTCCGCCGCAAAAATTCCTGAAGTACCAGTGCGCTTTCTTTGCTGCCTTTCTCGCATCAAGCCCATTCAGAGGAAACCTGATCAGCGCACCGGGATACAAGGCCAGTTTGCGACATGCCTGATAAAGCTCTTTATGGGCAAGAGATGCCTGACAATTAATTGGCCATTGCTCCGGTGTGATTAGTTCTGTTCTGTCCATAAACTCTTCCCTTTAATTTTCCGGGCCTTGGTGGCTGGCCTCAGCCCGGATTGTGTTTCACCCGTTGTTCTTCTGAGTAGTTAAACCAGAAACATAGAGTCCTTTCTACAAAGTGCCTGATTGATTTAGGCCGTTATAAAATTGCCCTTATGCCGGTTGTCACATGGCGGAGAGATGCTTTCTTGCCGCGTGCTCCGACTTCTTTGGTTTTCTGTGGCGGATAGTTGTTCTTTAGTTTGTTTCCAGCCCACGGTTTCTTTAGCTGATAAAGGCCGGGAGCAAAAAATCCGCCACGATCAAATGAAGTTATTTCCCTGCTCAGAGTTGCGGGAAGGATGTACCGAACTGCCTTACCGCCGCGAATGATGTATATAGTCGATCTTGTAGCTACTACGCCTTCTGGATTTAGTGCTCTCTTGCAGGCGTTGGCTAAAGCGCATTTCTGATAGTCAGATCGCTTTGCGCTCTTGAAATCCGTGTTGGTCACTTCTATGGTGACGTTGCTTTTCCCGTCAACCATTCGAGCGACTGAAGGATATTTTTTCTGAATCTCTGCCAAAATATGCGATTTCATTTACTCTCCTTGATAACCTTCCAGCACTTTTTACCGGGATGGAATCGGCTGGGCTGCAATACAGCTATAAAGCCTTTACCTAAATGCCTGATCTTCATGGCTTACCTGCTTTCAGTCTCTCCGCTTGCTCACGTAAAACTTCTTTTCGCTTTTCAAATTCTTCGTCCGTCATTTCCCGCGACAGCAGCTCTTTCGCTTGGTTTTGCAACATCTGGCATCTTTCGTTCCGCTGCTCCTCCGTTAACGGCTCCGGCTTGGGCGGCATTAGCTTTATTACGTTTCCTACATTCACACTCAAACGCTTTGTGATCGAAGAAATCCCAGCCCGTGCCTTTGCACTTTGGGCAGTCCGGGTCTGTGAGGCTCTTCGCCGCAGTCTTTCCAGCCACGTCATTTCCGTTATGCTTGCCATTTGTCACCTGCTCAATCGGAATCGGGAACAAACCTGCCCACGATCTGAAAATTGATTGCTCTAAAACGGCCTTCGGTTCGTGGCCCTCTGTCTTCAATTTTTCCAGCTTTCCGATAGCGAGTTTTACCGCGTTTGCGGTCATTTCTTTGCCGATGTTCTTTCTCATATCAACGAATTCCATAAACAATTCTCCAGGAATTGAATCTGGTAATTCTTTTAAAGACAGAGAGAGAGAAGATATAGACGACTTTCGTCGTCGGCTGAGTTTTTTCATCTGTTCGTGCAGAACTTCAAGCAACTTGTCGTTGTATATCCAAAGCCCATCGTCTGTCCGGCTGAAATAGCGGGCGACTAGCTCCATTCCTCCGCGCTCCCGGAAGAACTTCTCCGTCCTCGCCCCCGCTAAACGCCACAGTGTACGAACGTCATTTGGCAAATACCCCGGCAGGTCTGAATCTGCTGCCTCTGTCAAAAGTTTCCAATACCAGCAAAACTTAAAATCTTCGAGTTGCCACGCCGATGACCCCTTAATCCTCTGGATGTAGTAGGGAATCCAATCGGGTTTTCTGAGGGCTTCGCTCACTACTCCTGCCCTTCCTGTCTGAAATGCTTAAAATCTTGCTTACTAATCTCACCATCCAAAAACTCGAATACTTCCAATGCGCAAGCGCACACATCTTTCCATATATCGCTTCCACTAAAGCGGAACACTGAAAAACCAGCCGCCTGTAAGTCGCGTTCGCGCTTCTTGTCTCTGCTTGCCTGTTCTTTTGTTTTTTCGTGGAAGTCGTGGCCATCACACTCAACTATGATTTGGGCTGACCAATGCGGAGGGCGCACATAAGTGACCGTGACCAGAAAATCAACGCGGTATGAACCTATTTGGTGTTGTGCATGAATACTGATTACGTTCTCGCCGCCGCTCTGAAGTGCCCCCACTGCGCTTAATGCCCACATCATCATGCCTTCAATAGGGGATTGGCATAGAGGCTGACCATTCATGTCGCCATACTCACCTTCCAGATAGCGCATTAAACTGTCAGCGAATTGAGATTTATTGTCGGCCATTTACGCTGCCTGTATTTCCCTGTGATCGTGCGTGTCCATGTGTGTTTTACAAAACACCTTTCCGCATTTTCTGCACTGCTCAAGATGATCGAAACAGAAAAATTCACTCTCTACTTTGTGCTCTCCCGCGCATTTTCCATAAGCCGTACCGCCGCATTGCGTGAGACTGTTTGACGGCTTAAACCGATATGAACACTGCGGAATTAGCGGGGGCATAGATACTTAAAATCCTCATCCTGAATTAACATGCTTGCGTCTTGCTGCTGCGCTTTCTGCTTCTTTACGTGATCGACGCTGGCCTTTAGTTTGGTCAGAAGATAATCAGGATCTAGCTTCAAGATGTATTCCTGCACTTCGTCATTGAAGCGCATCACCTGCTCTTCCATTGCTGAGATAATTTTGTCGTCACGGTGCAGGCGAACGATTAAAGTTCTGTGTTTTGATTGTTTAAAGCTCGGATCGTGCGAAACAAAATCATTCCATTCCCATCCCATACAGGCCATTTGCCAGTACATCTGAGGAAGGTATTCTTTCGGGACAATTCCAGCCGTCAAGTAGCGAAGATGTGTTTCAGTCTTGGGGCATTTAAATTCTGCTCCGCCTTCAGGCCCGACAATCGCATCAGGACTACATCCGCCCATTTTTATTTTTGGGTGATAGGCAAAACCGATTTGAAGGGTTTGCGCGCCTTTAATGAATTCATAGGCAGCACGCGCAAACTGTTCCTTTTCCCGTCCTTCCTCCATCCACTTTGAAACGTAATGCTCAGAAAGTTTCCCTGTAAGTATTTCCCCGGCCAGTTCAATCTTGAGATTTTCTCGGGTCTTGCTTTCGTCTCCCTTTTTTCGGTCGCCAGATTTGCGCTTGAGTGTTCCTTTTCCAATACCCTCAAAAGAAACGCAGTCCGCAACTCGGGACGAAGTTGTCACACCGAGCCTGCATTGCATCCACGTAGGATCGCCTTGAATACACTCGATAATGGTTGGTTCACTCATTGCTGCTGCCCTCTGCGAATGCGCTGTCTTTCTTCCGTCATTTTGACCACAAGAGCCTTAAGCGATTCGGTGTCCCCTTTCTCATCGGCTTCGCGGTACGCTTCTTTGTAAACAGCGGTGAGGGTTTCAAGACTCTTACAATTTGCCATGCGCTTGAAGTAGGTATCCATCCATTCTGGAGTTTCCGGCTTGGGTGCTTCTCCGATGGCAAGGTTGAAAATCATTTTCAGTAAAGTGCTCCGTCCGTAACTAGCGGCAGCCGCCCGTGCCTGCTGTTTGCTCATTACTCCGCCACCTTGGGGCCCTTTGTTGTCTGTGGACATGGGAACCATGTATTGCTCAGAGTGACCGCCCCGGTGAGATACTTTGCACAGAACATACATTTCATCTGTTACTGGTGACGGAGCGCCATTGAATGACAGACTGAAACCGTGCCTGAGATATACCGGACGGATGGCATTATTTAGAGCCTTGAAAGTGGCATATTTTTGCTGCGTCTGTTTATTGTCTGCATCCGGAATAACCTCGGAAATCTCATTCTGTGCGGCCTCCATTGCGTCGTTAAATTCCCGTTCTGCCTTCTTTGCCGCATCGAACATCTGCATTGCGCGAAGCTCTTTTATGACCTCGATTGCTGACTGATTTTTTACCGCGTAGTCAATCAAGCTCATCAAAGACGGCTCATGGGTCAGCGCATCCTCTTTCGGTTTCCAGTTTTTATCCGTCGCTGGTATAAGTTCCGGCTGAATTACATTTGCTGCCATACCGTCTCCTTAGGCTTTCCTTACTAATGTGGTTTTAGTAATTGTTACCGTGTGGCCTGAGTGGTCTTTGTGGCCTGTGCCGATTGAGAGATGCATTTCTGCCCACTTCTCAGCCTGTTCTAGCGTGTCTTCTGAATGAAGTTTGCCGTTGTGGCATTCCATGCAGGCAACTATGTATCCGGGCTTTTTGGTTGTCATGCTGTAACTCCTTAACAATGTTTGTGCTGTTCGATCAGATGGCAGGCCCAATATGCCCAGAATGTTCCATCCATCGTGTCCGTTTTGTTTGCTCCGTGCCGCTTGTGCGCGAGATGGCCATTAAACTCATCGGCCCAGCCGCCACAAGTGAAATGATGCTTTGGTGCTTCACAGCGGCCCTTGGCTCGCCAGTAAACGCGTTCGCGCAACCTGCTTTTGTCCTTGCCATAAAGCTTGTGCCGCCCGTCTTTTGTGATATGGCTCCGTTTATCTGTCCATTCGGGCAAGCGATTCGCTCCGGCCTTATGCTTCCCCGGCTGGATCGTGCTGAATGGCATCTTTCCACCAAGCTTTGCCAGCTTGCTTGCGCTTATGCGAGGTATATGCTTGCCCTGGCGTATCATCTGTGATCGTGCATCCATTCGTTAACTGCTTTAAGTACGCATTCTTGGCCGCATAAATGCTTGTAATCGCGCAACTTTTCCGCCTTCACTGCCGTCCAAAAGAACACGTTAATCATGTGATTCTCGCGGTATGCGGCAAACCAATGATTAGTGCCTTGCTTCGGCTTCTTGCAGACATCGCACGAAAATTGTTCTGTAACTGCCATCTACTTACTCATCTCTGCCGCCATAAGCGCGAAGAAAACAGTTCCTAGCGCAAAGACCAGCACCAGCTTGAAAGCAGTGGATAGGCGGCTCATGCGGTTTCTTCTGCTTCCTGTTCCGCTAGTTGTTCATCGAAGCATTTCTTTAGCGGCCCCTCTGGAAAGTTTCCACGTATGTCCTTCCACATGCCGCACATCTTGGTTACGTTTTCTGCGCACTTGTGATGGACGGGAAGGTTCGCGCTTATGCCTTCGATACCTAGAGAGCCAACTGATTCCCCAAGCATAAGTTCCTTGGCGAATGATTCTCCGCAAACAACGCACTCGCCAAGCGAACCTCCGATTCCCGGTATTGAATATTTAATGGTTGCCATTTGTTACCTGCCATTTCTGTCGAAAACCGGATCGTTGTATCCGCTTGCTTCAATGGCCGCTCCTTCTTCGGCAGCGTCCCGTTCTTCCAGGTCATCGCCGTTTTGCGGTAAGCCTTCTAACGCTCTCAGGATGTTGTCGGCAAAGCGGTCATCGCCGTGACGGTCAAAGGGAGCAGAGACGGTTACTGCCCCCTCGTTGCCGACCATAGGGCTATCTTTTTCTGGCGCATTGCCAGTAGCCATGTCAGCAACTTCTGAAGTTTGAATTGCTGGAGAGTAACTCAGCGTCCCCGAAGCAGCGCACGTCTGCGCGTTCGGTAGAGTGCCTCCCTCCCCAGCAAGGTCGAGGCACGCCTTGCATTTCTGACTTGGGAAAATCTGCGCTGGCATAAGGTGATAACTGAAAGCCCCAAATGCTCCACAGATAGCAATGAAACGGTCGCCACCATTTGCTGCTGAGTCGTTCGTTTCGATGTGGTAAGGGCCTTCTTCCACGGCTGAAACCCATGCGTATTTAGCTGGATTCTTTGGAGCGTTTACGTAAGCAAATGTGATGGCCTTCGCTATGCCAAACCAGTCGTCGCGGGCGATAAGGTCTTTGAGTGCGTCGCTAGGTTCATTCAGGCTCTTGAGCAATGCCGGTTTTTTGGGAGCGATGGCTATGGATGGCTTCATGCACTCACCAAGTTCCTTCGCTGCTAATGTTTGCGATTTTTCCCTCAGCGACTTTCTGGTAATCAGGGAAAGTTTTAAGTGCTCCCTCAAATGGTTCCGTGGCGTTCGCCTTTGTCGTGCAGCATGTGTAAGGAATCCGCTTGCCGCCGATCACCGCGAAATTCTTGCCGATAGGATCGGGCCTGCCTTCGTAATCCATTGGGTTGGTTTCATTTGTGCGTCTGTAGTGTTGAGCATGTTGCTCTGAGTACCAGAACGAATACTGTTCTTTGCTAATTCGCTCTCTGATTTCTTCAAGCGTGTCGTTCATTTCGCTCCCCCTGATAATTTCCACACAATGCAATTCCTCTTAGCCGACGTTTTGCCCGTTATGCCCCAAGTAGTTCCGTCTTCATTGAATCCACCAGCAGCTTCAACAAAGCCCATGTCGCATAGCTCTTTTCGCCGCGAACGGATACCAGAATCACGCCGCATAGGCAGCTCGCCGCGCTCCTGAAGGCCGCGATACATCAATTCAATCTTTTCATCCGTGCATGGGCCAAACAGTCTGAGAATCTTTAAAATTCCCTCTCGCGTGCGGCCAAGGTTTACGACAGACCTAGCAGCCGCGTGCGACGTGGCTGGATCGTTGCGCCTTGCATGGGCGACATCGGGCGAGAGGGAGTTTGTTACCCGCGATTCCAGTTTTGACTCCCTCAGCACGCGGTTTTCTGCCGGAACTGCTAAGTCCCTCACCCCCGATGTGGCCTGTTGCTCAAACCGATGGAAGCTCTGCTCGCGGAATAAGGGCAGATCTGTCTCGCGTCTGATTTCGGGATTACGCTCTCCGTATTTCATGCCTGCCCTCTTTGCCCAAAGTGCGGGAATCTCTCAGCCTTTTCGATAGCGTTTTCATATCCGTAGTCGACAAGGAACCTGTAACCCTTTGCCTCAAGAAACAGACACGCATCATCCTGAGTGCGGCTGGTAGGCAAATTGAGAAAATCGCGCCAATATCCGTAATCGCTGTCAGAAATGGTCGGAAGTCTTTTCGTCTCTTTGGATGGCACGGTATCCGCCTTTTGGGGGTTCATGCGCGTTTCGCGGCTTTCTTGGCCTGAATTGAAAGAAATCCCATTCCTGCCATTTGCTGCGCTTCGGCTCCGGTGAATCCGAGAATTGCTGGCGAGAGCAGAGCGAATTCGCCTAACAGGACACCGAGAGCCATGTACTGCATTGCTAGCCCTTGATCGCCAATCCAGCCGCCCAATTCCATGTAGTTGTGCTCTTTGCCATCTAACGGGTTAACGTCTCCGTAGTGGCCTTTGTGCTCTGCGGTGAGTCGTTTAAATTCATCGGCTGTCGCGCCATTCTTCTTGACGACTTTGAAGAACACCATGTCAACAGTGTGGCCTTGCGGATCAGGCTTGCTGCCAACGTCAATACACTGGCCGCATTTGCACTCGCCGCGCTCCGTATTCCCAATCACAAATTCTGCTAAATGTTCCATATCGCTTCCTCTTAGGGTTGGGGCCGAATTGCTCAGCCCCGGTTATGGGTTACAAATTCAAAGCATCGTTAGCGGTCAGAAAATCCCGCACTACGGCACTCGCTTGGTCTGGCGTATCAAACACGCCAAGATGTTTACCTCTTACGATTGCCCTGAAGCGGCCATTCTTGGCGGGATGAACGCAGCGAATACCAGTGCGGTTTGCGCTTTCCATGCCGCTACGCCTGTTTAGGGCGTTACCCGAAATGTCAGTCTTGCGAAGCTCAGATTTTCGATTGTCGAGAGTCCTGTGATGGATGTGATCGACAAGGATTCCACGCTGCGCCCGCATTACGAACCGATGAAGATAGAAAAAAGGGAGTCCTTTTCTTTTAGCGGTAGCGCAATACAGTAAAAATCCCTTGTCCCCTTTTACGTTGACAACGTGCCAACAGCGGGATTTGACGCGCTCTAAATCTTCCTTGTCGATGGTGACGGCAAACATTTTGCCGTTGTAGGCAGGGCAGACAATAATGGCGAGTGTTTCGCCAACAAAGTACCTATTTGGGACGTTTACGATAGGACGCCCAATAGGACGATTGGGCGATGACTGCGTATTGTGGCGGGTATACTTCAAAACCGCTATTCCTTGCGGTTTTGGAGCTTCTGGTGAGCGCGGCTGGATTCGAACCAGCGACCCACGCCTTAAAAGGGCGTTGGCCACAAAACAAGGCGAAAGGTTGCACCGCGAAAATAGCAGAAGCCCCAAACCTGTTGAAATTACGTTGTCTGCAAGCCTTCGTGCGCTGCCAGCCGACGAAGGGCTATTCTTAAGACCTGTGAGTTATCCACGCCCAACTTGCCCCGCAATTTACTGATGATCGAATAATCTTCTTCGGTGGGCCTCAGGGCGACTTTAGTCGGGATGGGTTTCTTTTTCATTGGTGCGTATTGTGAACCATTGGGTAACGCTGTGTCAAGAGGGAAAATTGCGCTTGTTTTCATGCGCTTACCCGTTTCTTGGTTTTACCTGTGGATTTCGGGGCGATTTTGTCGAGTGCATCCGCTTTCGCCGTCATGCGAATCCTGGAATACCAGCGGCTCATCTTGATTGACTGATGCCCCGCTATGCTGATTATCGTTTCATCGGGTGCGCCGGACTCGAAAAGCTTCGTCAGTATCAGGTTGCGAAAGTCCTTCGGCTTGAGCTTCAGGCCGGTTGCCTTGCACATTGAGCGAAAAGCCGAGCGGATAAAGAATGCCGAGGCTGGCCGGTTGATGTCGTACTCGCCTTTTTTGATCCGAAACGGGAAAAGATAATGGTCTGGTTTATCTGCCCCCATGCCCTTGGCCCGTTGCATGAGACGCACTACATGAGTCAGGGCCTCTGCGTTTAGCGGTATCACCCTCGCCCGAAATTCGTTTTTTACCTTTTTGTCCGGTATGTGAATCTTTGGCGGCACATGGTCTAAAAATACATGCTTGAGTTGAAGGAACCTCAGTTCGCACCCATAAGCGGAGGTATTGTTCGTCAAGCTCACAGCCCAATAAGCTACCTGCCAATCAGGCTTGCTGGCCGCGATCCTGAAAAACCTCTCTTCTTCTTCGGCGGTTGGAACGGACGGAGGCCCGGAGTTCAGCACCTTCAATGGTCTATAGTGCTTTCCTATTAAATCCCATAGCCCAGCCATCTCCATGATTTGCTTGAGAGTGACGATCTCATGGTTTATACACCATGCCCCGGCACTCGCCATGCGCTCCTTCCGGTATTCAATGATGTGGCCAATGTGAATTTGCGATAAGAGAAGGTCATTGAATTTCTTGCCCAGTGACCGAATGTAAAACTGATAATCGCGGTAGGTTCGTTCTGAAATATCGTTCCTGTGGAGTTCAAGCCATATCGGCGCTGCTTGTTGAAATGGCATGGTGCGAAGGTCGTGCGGTTCCACCATAGAGCCTCGGGCTATGTCAGCTCTGGTACTGAAGTCGTCAGGTCGAAACGCGCCGAATTGCAGCGGAGTGACGGCGGGGCGGCTAGGTTGGCCAGACTCAGATTTGCTTATGTTCGGTATCGAACATATAGCAGAGCGAGAATCTATCAGAGTTGAAAAAGTTAAGTCAATACCGCTTTTCTGTGGAAATCGTTCGCCTAATTGCGGATTAAATCTTCCTAATGATTGCTGCATTGTTTCGCTCCATGAATGAATAAGGGATTTTGCGACCGCCCCGGCGGTAAGAAGTATGAATGCCGGAACGTCTGCCACTTTAGCATGTCGTGTCCCATTGGGTCAAAAATTATTTTACCTAGATTGCATTTTTCTCTTGACAGTTATTGTCCCATTGGGCCATAATCTTTTCATTGAAAGTGAGGGTCGCATGAATCGAATTAGGTTTGACGCAACCAAAGAAGAAATGACCATCGTTACTAAGATCGCCAAAAGAGCAAGCAAAATGGCCGCAGAGAACGGCATTGATTATCCTGTTCTTGAGGCACACATGGATGTGTCGGCGGTCAATGCTACCTGCTGCAAATTGAAACTGGCAGAGCTGGCGGAAGCCGATGATTTCAACTTTTCGCATGATCTGTTTGGCATTCGCCGCCACCTTAACCGCAAAACGGGACAACTTGAAGATTGCTTTTTGCCGAGGTTCGCAGCGTGATTCCTGTACTACAATCCGAAGGCATGACACCTATTGAATCTGCTCTGGTTTGGGTATGCCTCAGATGTGATCATCGCTGGCTAATCGTTAACAAGGCCAAGCCGCCAAAACGATGTGCGGCCTGTAAATCAATACTTTGGAATCGGGAAAAGCAGAAGCGCGGCCCCAAGCCCGGAACCCCACGCAAGACTAAAAAGAGGAGGAAGTAAACATGCCGAAAGCGGTAGGACTGGCAGAAACCAAACGGGAATTGGAAGCTATATTTGTCCGCAATGTGGCGAAACTGTCAAAGGTGATGCGTGCTGGGCAATACGCAACCATGGCCGATGATAATGGAGCGATTGGCGCATGGATTGATGATGCTGGAAAGTATCGCTGTGAGGCCATGCGGAGATTGCAGACGATAGATTCTCATATCTTCGCAACCTTCAAGGAAGTTAAGACGTGGTACGCGGATTGGCTGAAGAAAATCGCGTAGGAGCGGCCCTAACCATTGGGGCACGTAAGGGGAGAGACATGAAAATTAAAATTGTGCGAGTTCTGTTTCAGGTGGAAGTTGAGGAATCCGATGCGGACCAACGGCTAGACCTGAATGATTTCATTGAAAGCCAAAATGACGCGGCTGGTGAGCAGCTATATGATGCCGCCAATGAACTGGTTAACCGTATGCTCAAAAACGCTAAAAAGTTCGACATCGGCATGAAAGATAAGGCCACCCCAGAGCATGACTTCGATATAAACATTGATTTCAACGTAATGCAGAGAAACTCCTGAGCCGGGGCAAGGGGAGAGACAAACAAAATGGCGAAACAGAATATTGCAGAAGAACTTGAGCGGCTCATAGCAGAAGCAAAGGTGGCCAAGCGCGAGAGCTGGAACGCCTACACAAGCGCAACATCGGGCATGAGGGAGAGCTTCAAGGCTAAATGGGCAAAGGATTGTGAGCGGCTGAGAAACCTGATTATCGCGGCGAAGATAGTAAACGAGTTGGCCGGGGGAGGCCAGTGATGCCAGAGGGTAAACACACGCCGCAAGGCTATTTAATTGAGCCTGAATCGGGCAAAAAGTTTATATCAGTCAAGGGCATAGATAATCAGCTTGGATATGCGAATGGGTGCGAATTAGAGCTTTGGAAGATGAGGGCGGAGCTGGTAAGGGCTCTGGAGCGCATCACAAGGGAATATCGAGCCTGCTACCCGCAAGATACCGGAGGCATCTGCAAATTGCCGCAAACAATTATTGACGCTGAAGCCGCTCTCGCCGCTGCCGGGAAAGGGAATTAGAAATGCCGCAACACAAACCGGACGATCCATACAACTGCCTTTGCGCCGAATGTGTATATGCGTCTCTGAGGAGTATGGGTGGGCCTTGGGAAGCACGGCCAATCACAAAGAAGAAGTTCATGGAAAATCGGAGAGAAAAAACAGATGACACCCCTAAAAAATCAGCATAAGATTTCCCTCAGGGGGTCTTATGTTAAACAAAGCATTACGCTTAATGGCAATTCTAGCTGTTCTTGCCGCTTGCTCTTGGGGTGCGTGTCACTCAGCGCAAACCCGCAAACTTCAACAGTCAACCGATGGGCCAATGTGTTTACCGGGGCAAATCTGTCCGCAGAGGTAAGCGCATGACGGCGGTCTTAACGATCTGGGCCGCCGAATTCTTCCTTGAATCCGCAGGTTCAATTCTCACCTTCAAGCGTTCCCGGCTGCTCTCCGTAATCCTTGCCATCATTGCCCTCATGGATATTGTGACGTTCTTTTGCTTCCGCTTCTGGCCAGAGCACTATTGGCAGGCAACTTGGATTCGCCACGCTATCAGGAACATGCTTTTAGTCCTTCTGGGCTGCTCAGTCTGCGGGATGTTCGCGGAAAAGAATCGCATTCAGGCTGGCTTTACGGCTGGGGCAATATCCCTTTTCATGACCTCTCTGGTTTTCTGTATTGGAATGTCCGGCAAGACGCTAGGAAATAAGCTGCTGGAGGGCGAGATTGTGGCCTGCCTGATTCTGCTGGCCTACATCGCATTGGCTTGGATCGGGAGCGCGGGAAAGCTATCGGCAGATAACAAATGGACGGCGGCAGGCTTCATGGTGATGATCGGCAGTGATCTAGTATTCACGATCCTGTGGACGTTCTGGGATGGTGCAAGGCACTTTTACCCGATTGGGGCAATTTCAGCACAGGTGATTTGGATTTGTGGGCCGCTGAGAAAGATTAAGCTGCCTGAGTGCAGGGCTGATCTGGGAAAGAAGTTTGGAGAGATTCAGAAAGTGCGGGTGATGTGATGGCGAAAGAAATCAATACCGTTTGGCGTTTAATGCAGGTGCTGGCGACATTCAACCCAGAAATGCAAGTGATGATTGCTCCATTTGACGCGGAGAAAGCTGATGATATGGGCTGGATTGATAGAGTTGGCGCGGAGAAACATGAAGGCGAATGGTTCGCAGTAATTCACATTGCGGATTGAGCGCGTGACCGGGGGCTCGTCCCCCAGAACAGAAGAGGAAATTTATGATTCGCACCGATTACAGAAATTTAGCTATACCTGTCAGGTCGCATGATTGGTTGGCGTGGAATGATGGCGATGAGGAGTTTGGCCCGATAGGACACGGAGCCACTGAAGCAGAAGCCATTGCCGCACTGATGGAGAAGATTGGCGGCAACAGCGAGCCCACTTTGGCGCGTGAAGCACAGGGGCCGCTGCGTGATCCGCAAGAATGCAGCTATTGCGAGCACTGCGGAAAGCCTATTCGCCAGCAGAAATTCTTGAAACACTTCGCATGGGTGGCTGAAGGTGGCGATATGTTTTGCCGTACAAGCGAGGACAGAAAATCCCTGATCGGCCATCAACCGAAAGGCGAGTAACCTTTGCGGGGCTCGTCCCCCAGATAAGAGAGAAGAACAAACAATGAGCATGAGCCAAGAACAAGTTGCAGTGTTCCGCGAAGCGCTGGATAAGGCGCGGAAAGACTTAGAGGTTGCCGAGGAAAAGAAAACCGCTCTGGTAAATGAAGAATTGGAAGTGGGGCGGCAAGTATGGCACTTACAGCGTTTGATCGACGCGCTTGAAATTCAACTTGGCGAGAAAACCGAAGCGGAAGTGTTCAAGAGAAACAAGAAACGCAGCGCGTGATAGGGTGGGGCTCAGGGGCGACAATAGAATCTTAATTGACGCAATCAGCGAGGGAAAATGGCGAAGGACTTCTTGGTTGAAACTCGTAATCCAAAGGCATTAGACGATACGCTCATGCAAATTGGCGCTGTTCTGGTAGGCGGCCCGGACTACATCATGAAGGATGGCTTCTATGTGATGCGCGTGCTCGGCAATCCTGCATTTGTGAAGTTTGCCTGCGAAAATCAGGGGTACTGCAAGATCATCAAGGAACTTCCGGAACTGGTTTAGTGTTGGTGGGACTCAGGGGGAGCGATATAAAATTCAGATCGACGCAGCCAGCGAAGGAAAGAGGGTGATGTCTTGACATTACATTGGAATTTAAAGTTGGCAAAAAGAGCTATCAGATCGGAGACAAAAATATTGGCGGTTATTGCGTTCATCCTGATGGCACCTTTGTTGACGGCAAATGCCAAGATCACGCCGCAGCCAATGACGCCGATAGTTGGCTGGGCGCAAGGGTAATCGGCAAGTTTTTGGCTGGGGCTCAGGGGGAAGGGGGAAAATGAAGATTTACTGCTGCGGATGTCAAAAGGATGTTGATGCGCGCCTGACCAGCGGAGCAGAGATATATCCTCATCGGCCAGACCTTCACAGCCTGCCCTTTTGGAAATGTGATGGATGCAATAATCACGTTGGCTGCCATCACAAAACCAAAGATCGAACGCGGCCTCTGGGCAACATTCCAACAAAGGAATTGCGGGATGCGCGAAAGTACATTCACGCTCTGCTTGATCCACTCTGGAAAACGGGCAAGATCAAACGCGGCAAACTATATGCGCAACTAGTCGAGGCTTTGGGAATGAAGCATTACCATACTGGCGAAATTAGAACGATTGAAGAAGCTAGAAACGTATATCGCGCTGTAAAGCAAATTTCATTCCGCATCCCTGACAACCCAGCTCTGTAAAAACTTAGCTTGGCTTGGGTCTTCCTTGATTCGCTGAAAACGTCGCAGCACACTTGCCACTCTCAATTTACTTGTCAGGTTAACCGCTGCGTTCGCCGCTGCCAAAGTCTGAGGCCCAAACACTCCATCCTCTGTGAGTCCTAGAACGTGCTGCAAAAGTTTCACGGCTGAGTTTAAGCCTCGATTTACTGCCTGATCCATGAGTTTGTTGGCGAGTTCCTGACTGGTGATGTCATCAAATTTCCAGAATTCAGCGCGGTAGAAATCCTCTACTTCTTTATCGAGTTCCGGCCCTTCGCGCTGACCAGCGTCAATCAGTTTCCATCCCTGCCATTCAGGATGAAAGTTTCTGGCGATTCCGCGAAATGTTTCACCGCCTAAATCGGCAGAGTCATTTGCATGCTCTCCTTCGTGACGGAGAACTCCCGCGAGTGCTTCAAGAAAATCAGCCATTACTTATCCTTTGTGCGTTTGCCATTGCGAAGTATTGAGTCAATTTTGTTTTCTGTGGAAGAGATGCTTCCGAGTGCTTTTTCGTAGGCAGGTTGGCTCAGTGGAGGCACGCCAATTTTTAAACACCATGCCACATAGCCCCAATAAATTTCATCAGGGCTTCTCACGGGCGCACAGCTTTCGTGCAATTGAAGTGGACAACGACATGCCCACAATCAGCCCAATCAGGATGACCGGGAACGGCAATGCATTTTGTTATTTCTGTTCCGCGAACCTTGTCAATACAGGACGCGGGAATTGCTAGAGATGCTGGAAGAGGAGTTGTGGCCCTTGGGGAATGGGCGCATCCTACCGTGAAAAGCACAATCGCTAATCGCCAGCAGATGCGCCGGAAGCTTTTGGGGATATGCCCTTTCGCTGTTCGTAATCAGACCATAGCAGCGTGTGCTGATAAGCGAAAATCGCAATTTTGCGGTAGTACACAAGGGCAACGATTAAGTTTGCCCCGGTGAAGAGGTCGGATAGGTGGATGTGGTCAAACATGGTGGCGCGTTTCTCCTTGCAAATGTCCGTTTTCGGACATAAACTCGCGCCAGCGTTTTCGGCGTACTTACCCTACGCTGATGCGTTAGCTGGGGGCAGTTTCGGTCAAGGATTCTGCTCTCAGCGTGTTCACTTATTTGCTTTCTATAAGTGCGCACAAAAAACCTTATGAATTGCCGCTATTGTAGTCCATGTTCTCTGCTTTGCAACAAAACTTTTCTAGCGTTTCAGTGTCCAGCCCACATTCTAGCGAGTAGGGCCAAAAGAGCCAAAAAGATTGCCACAACCACACCGATAACCCATTGCCTGTTTCTCTGCTCTTGAGAACTTTGTGATTGTGCTCCGCCTTGCTGATACTGATTCTGTTCCACGGCGGCTAGCCTTTTATCGAGAGCGTTACGTGTTTCCGATACGGTAGCGGCTAATGTAGCAGCCGTAGCAGCAGCCTTTTCATTTGCCAGCGTCACATCGGCTTTCATGCTGGAAAGAACTGCATCAATTCTGCGGGATTCCGCAGTGGCTAAAGCGTCAACGCGAACAGATTCAGCTTTCGATAATCTCTGTTCGTATTCAGCCCGGACAATTCTTAATTCGCGCTCATATTCTTTCTGCAATAAGCGGGTGTCGTCTATGCGCCTGTTTTCCGCTGTCCTTAAATCATCCTGGCGTTTGGCTTCAGCCGCGACAAGACTCATTACATTTTTTGTGGGATCAATGACCGGAAGTCTGGGCTCTCTGTTCTTTTTGGCCATCTATTCCTGTTTGTTGGCGAAGTAAATTCTGTACTTCAGTCTTGTTTTTCCGTCCCCGTTCTTTTCCAACTCGAAGCGGAATTTTATTCCGTGCAAAATAAGCAGCAACAATACTGTGATCGGGAGATGCCCATAGTGCATTACGAAGTCAATAAACGTCACCCTTGCACTGCTTTTACTAACCGATTTTGGATGCACGGCTGGCCCACTGCGTAAACGTAGAAACTCTGATTGCTGAAATCCACAAGAGCGTTTTTCAGGTCAAACACTTTCGGCTGACCGGGAAGGACAGAGCCTACTTTGTAAACATCTGTTTCCGTGGCTTCTGCATAAATGTCGTAAGCCTGTACTGTCTGCTCATGGCCTGTGACTGTCCAAGTAAGCTGCGTCCCGTCAAGTTTGGCCGTGATTGAAACATCATTTTCTACGCCTGCAATCAGGTCATCGGATTCTTCCAAATCGTCCCATACTGCCTGAAGGTAGGGCAGGTTATGAGTCTTTGAAAACTCGGCATTCACACCAATTGTTTCCAGCAGCGTCATGCCCCCCATACCGTCCAAAGACTTGCCGTCTGACCATGCCCTGTTATGCGTTTTGGTTCCGTTAAACCTCGCCCAGAACGAGCCGATAGCGATTTTGTCAGGGCGCTTTGCAAACTCAGGCAGCATGTAATTCTTGAGGTAATTAGATCCTGACGGATTTGCCGATTCTGCTTGTGTCGGCAGCCAACTCATTGCGCCATCTGAGCCCGGAATGGTCAGTCCACCAGCCTGATAGAGAACAATCCAAGGATTGCCCCGTATTGCGGCTTTGATGGCCTGCCAGTCGAGCGGAACCCCTTTGAGTGTCCTGCCGAAGCCCCAGAAGCCTAAAAGCGGCCTGCCCTGATAGTGTTCGTAAGCTGGATGGTTGAAATACCTGTCCGAAACATGGTCGATGTACGCGATGAGGGCGTTTTGGTACTGATCTGGGGAAATCTTGTTTGATGGTGCCGTGAGACACTGCTGATCGAACGTTGCGTAAAACGTCTGATTATATCTTGGACATACGGTCGCAATCGTGTCCGTCACAAAATCATTGCCTGCGCCTTTGAAGTTCGCCCCGTAAAGATCGACCGTGTTGACATCGAATCCACGGCTGTCTGCCACCTGTCTTTCCAGCACGGCAGGATCGTTATTCAGGTACCCGGCTGCTGGGTGAGAGGTTCCATCGTAGACGTAAGCCTGCCAGAATTTGACGAGCTTTCCTTTCCAGTCAGGCGGCATGAGTTTTCGCAGAGAATCTTTGCAGATGTTCATTGGGGCTGCTGGGGTCAGGCCGTCATCCCTCAGATTCGAGTCCACAGGGTAAGGCTTGAGGCTCAAATCTTTGTGCGTTGTGCCAGTAAAAAGCTTGGGGAAATTCGCCTTGTTGTAGTTCGGAGAATTCGAGCAATTATGCGCCGTGAGAGACGCTAGGGGAACCGTGTTGATTTGGATATTAGGCATGATGGGACTTCGCTTTCTTTGGTTTCTTGGTGGGCGTTCCATCCACAGCGACGGTTATTTCACCGTGGCCTTTGCACGTAGGACAGGCTCTTACCCCGTGTCCGTGGCATTTGGGGCATTTCTGGGTTTTCTGAACTGGGGCCATAGGGGAACATGGTAATGCCTCTTAGCGATGGCCACTCAGCATCGCCATAAGCAAATAGATCATGTAGAAAGCGAGTCCAAGCCAGCCGACACGAACGCGGGGGAGGTAAGGCTCACCGAATGCGCCAATCAAAAAGCACACGAGCGCGGCAATAATCAAAAGTATGTTCATGGTGTTTCTCCTTTAGTGGCGAAAGTATGGCGATTGCGTTTTATGAAGAATGAGAGGATGATGCTGGGCTATGAAAACAGCCATTATTGCTTTACTTTTAACCGTTTCTTGCCTTGCGCAAAGCACAACCAAAAAGCCTGCTATGAAACCTCAGTCGGAATGCTCCGCTGCTCTCAAGGCTACATCTCAGGCCGTGGATTCTATGGCCTCTGAGCTTGCCAATGTTCGCGCTGAAAACGAAAAGCTCAAAAAAGAGGCTGCTGAAACAGCTAAGAAGTCTACTGATCTGCGCGATGCCGCCATGCAGGTTTATAACGAATCCGTACAGATTGGACAGGCATACAAAAAGGCGGTTGATGAGAATGCCGCACTTACAGAAAAATACAATAATCTTCTGATCGAAGCAAAGATGGAGCTTAGGCGCGCCGATGATAAGCTGGCCAGCGCAAATGCCCAATATGCCAGTCAGCAGAGATTCGCAAACGCTCTGGCCATTTACTCCCTGATGCCTAAGCCTCAACCCTACATGCTTCCGCTACCAGCGCCCCCGCAAAATCTCAATATCAACTGCACTAGCAACAGCTTGGGTAATACAACATATACAAATTGCCACTAGGGTATTCGGGCAATTAACGGCGTTATTCCTATTTTCCGATGCATACAAAATTGAAAGTGTAGGTCGTTCCGGCAACTGGAAGCCCTAAAAAGAAGAATGTCGCAGTCGTTGCATTTGTAGTCACGGCTGCCGATGCGGTGTTAGGCCCGTTACCATCTCCGCGTGACACTACACACACTGGCGCTGCTGTCCAAGTGCCATCATGGAAAGTTAGAGTAAATGAACCATTGGCGGCTTGCCCTGTACCGCTACTGGCTATACTGATTGTTCCTGATCCGTCCGTTCCTGAAACCGCTGAGCATGTTGCCGTTGTTCCAAAATTCGTGATTCCACTTACGTCGCCAACAACCAGCGCTGATGATTTGCAAACTAATCTACGAGCAGTAAAGTTTGTATAAAGGCTGTCATCACCCAGACGTGCTTCCAGTCCCGTTCCGTTTCTTTTGAGCGCAGCGGACAACGCTGAACGCGCTCCGCCGAAGGGGAGAATATTATCTCCAATGATTGTATGCCAGAGGGCTCCGCCATTCTGCAACCATCCCAAGGTGCTTACTGCATTCGCATCCGTTATGCCGCTTGAATCATTCGATTGCCCTATCGCAACAGAATTTCCGCAGCCAACCGTTAACCCTGCTGCGCTGGCTACATTGATCGTCGTAGAAGTTCCGCCCTGTTCTGAACTGAAAGGCCCGAACATACAATTGGAAACTCCATAGCCTCCATTTCCGGTAGCGCCTAGCCTGAAAGCGGTTCCCCCAGTAAGCCCATGGCATCCCAAAATCATGCCTTCGAGTATATTATCTGTGCCGTCCATCACATCAAACGCTGCAGTGTGACCGTTGCTTTCCAGATAAATCCGGTTGCCGTTTGGCCCCTGAGTATTAACTGAAGATTGGAAGCGTACAGGGAAATCCACATTGTTGGCGTAAATCTCAAATTTATTGTGATACACAGCCGAGGTGGAAGTGGTAGCCAAAAGCAGCATTCCAATCTGCCCTGAAGTCCATGCCGTTGCTGTAATGTAAATTTCCCCCTTTGCCCGCGTCTCTACTGTATTACCGCTATTTCTGAGCCTGATTGCTCCAAGCGCCGTGGTAGCGAGCTGAATTCCGATTTTAACTATTGGCTGCGTAACCGTGTTGATCTCGATTGCATAAGCGTTGCCTGTGTAGTTTATGAGCGTGCTGCCGATGTTTTCAGCGATGATTGCGCTTCTGTTTCCCAAGGTAATTGGCAGCGTAGTAGCGTAAGTTCCTTCCTGAATAAATTTCAATGTGTGATCGTCAGACAGGGTAATTGCTGTTGTCGCTGACGTTCCGGCATTCTGGTTAACCCATATTTCTCCTTTGGTAGCGCCTAAATCAGCATCAGCGGCGTTTACTTTAGCTGCCCAATCTGCTCCGGCGAACTGATCGGCAAGGCGGACATTTTCTAAAATCTTTACATTCGCAGTGGCCAGTGTTGCCGTGCCAGAGACAGTGATTCCAGAAGTGGATAAGGATGCAACCCCCGTTAGTGCTACGCTTGGCAAATTTACTGATGCCGTTCCCGAACTTCCAGAGTGAGCTACTGTGAACGTAGATGTCGGATTCGCTCCTGTTCCCAGAACATCTTGCAGCGTCCATTGATCTGTTGCGCTTGCTGCACCGTTCCAGTATTGCGCCTGAATCGACTCACTGAAGCTTGATTGATTAGCTCCGCCTGTCGCCGCTGTGGGCTGAGTGAGAGAAAAATTTCCAGCAACATTTGTTATGCCTAAAACTGCTGGGGTCGCTCCGGGGTTAATCCCATCTTCTGACCACTGCTGCACTCCAAGAGAGTTTTGCATTATCAGCTTGTATGCTGTGCCTGCATTAAGCCACACATCGGCCCTGCCAGCAGCATCGAGTACAACTGGGTTGGGATTCGGCGTGCTGCCTGTGGAATCGGTGAAAGTGGCGGCAGGCGTAGAAGTCCCAGCGGCGAAAGTAAAGAGCATTCCCCCGGCCAGCGGAAGACCTGAATTGTCAAGCCACTGCGCTTTGGTGAAAGGCGTTAATTCAACAGTCGGCATTTATTCTCCTGAGAAACACTGGTAAAACAGGTAATAAACAAGGCGAAGAAAACAATTTTAGTGATTTTCATGGATTTTTTGGGGTAGGCTGTCCGCTATGTGGGTATTTATAGTTGCATTATTGCTGGGCTGGGCAATCGGGTATGTTCATGCCATCGTGAATGCTGCTCGGCGACTACAGCGAGACGAAGGTAAAACATGGAAGAGAGCGATTCACGATGCTTTGCCCATTTCAAATAAACTTAATTAATCTCCCGCTGCTGCAACTTTTACCATCTTCCCCGTCGCTGGATCGTGCTTAAAGCCATATTTCTTTAGCGATTTCATCAGCAACGTTTCCATTTCTGCATTAGATTGTGGAACGCGAGGCACATCTGATTCACCTTCTGACATTACTGTGGCTTCTGATTGGGCAGGTGCTTTGGTGGATATGGCCTTTGGTTTAGCCTTTCCGCCCGGAGTCTGCCTATTGTGTTGTTCAATCCAATCATCAATTTCCTTTTGTGCCTGTTCATCCCCGCCTTGACGGTTTAGTTCGTCTTGCACTTTAAGAAGAAATTCATGCTCTCTGATACCCTTCAATAAATCTGGCTTAACCGGAACCTCTGGCGGTTGCTGAGACAGGGAACGCATCTCCGGACGAAGGTAGGTAGCATTTGGAAGCTTATAATCTGGCTGTGCCGGTGCTGAGGGCTTTGGCGTTGGTGCCGCATCCGCTGAAGCAGGTAATTGTCGTTCTGGGCCAAGAATGCGCCGTGGCGTTACTGTTGTCGCATCCTGTATTTGCTTTCCTGAAAGACGATATGGAGAAGACGGAATTTCAGTAGCTTCACCAGATACCGGCCCTGATGCGGTTGCTTCCACGGGTGGTTTGGTAACTTCTGCAACCTTTCCCGCCATTCGCATTAGGTGAGCCAGTCGCGGAGAAATCAGGCCCACAACATCAGGATCAAGCGAACCTGAAACCGAGGTCGCTACTTTATTCATTGCCGACTTTGCAGCAGATTCAAACAGAGCGCGAGGTAAACCGGATGCAGCAGAGAATCCGCCCGCAAGATTTCCTAAGTCGCCCGCGAATTGCTGCTGCTCTTCATTACCGCCAGCCATTGCAGTACCCGCTTGTGCCGCCTTGCCCCCAACATATCCTCCAGCCATAGCCCTTGCCGCCATCAAAGGATTGGCCGCTATTACTTCTGGCATGATTGGAAGAGCTGTTACCATTGCGCCCGAAATAGCCTTATGACCGCCTTTGGCAATATCCCCTCTTGTGATGTCGCCAGCGCCTTCTAGCATCTGTCCTGGCCCTTGCGTAACGTAAGCCTTACCTGCTGTTTTTGCGCCGCGCCCAAGCCCCTGCATGAGCATTTCGCCAGGACTGCCTCCCAATGTTGGCCCTGCCTGTTCTCCGGATTTGAGCGGCTGAGGTACGTCATCCTCGCTGGGGACTATTCCCAGCCTTTCCCAGACAGATTTAGACTTTGCAGAATCGCTACCTTTCCGCGCTTGCTCCGCTAATGCAGCATAGTCGATGCCTTGCGCGTCAGGTGCAACTTGCTGTCTAGCCTGTTCCGCGAGTGCTGCGTAATCTATTTTCTGGCTGCTCATTTGATATGGGCTAACTTCTTGAACGCATCGGCTTGCTCTTGGGTGTCAAATGGATGCTTGGAGCCATCTGGAGCCGTGACAATAATCTTCCCGCTTGCCTGTCCCGCTCCCTGATCTACAGCGGTCATTTTTGCGCGTGCATTGGCTACAATCTTGCGATGTTCGCCGGGATCATCCGTATTTAAAAGTCCTTGCCTTGCATCTTCTAAAGCCGCCTGCTTTGTTTTAAGTTTCGTGTCAACTTCGGAAACAAGAGCACGGATTTCTTTTCTCTGCTCTGGAGTAATGCTGTTTGCCTTGGAAGGATCAAGGCTCCATTGATTGATAGAAGCTTTCAGTGTTTCCCACTTTGAACGTCCACCGACGATGCGCCCGATTTCGGCCTCATTCATCCTCAGCCCGGAACCTGCCCCGCCTGCCATAACAGAGAGCAATTCAGGAGCAATTAACGCATCTGCCTGTGGGGTGTTTTGGGCAAGCGCATCCTGCAATCTTCCCATTCTGGAAATTGCTTGATCTACTGGAGCAGCAACCTTTTCGAGTTGGCCAGAATTAAATTGATAACTCTTATCGCCTCTGGCCGTTCCTTTTGCTGCTGCTGCTTGTGCTTGGGCCGCTGCCCTGGCTGCATTGGCTGTTTCCTGCTGGGCTTTTACGCCTTGGGCTTGTTCGACCTGCTGTAAAAGCTTATCGGCACGGTCAAAGTCCTCTTTCTTGGCTCCTGGCTGAAGTTGTGCCCAGTCGGGAGGCGGTTGACCGGGATTCAATACATTCCAGCGTGCAGCGAGTCCGTTATTAAGCTGTGGAATTACAGGCGGAGCAAGAGGCCCAGATTTGCTAACAGCGGCATCGGCAGCGGTCTTACGTGCCTGTGCTGCCATCTCTTCAGCTTGCACCTTACGTTCTTCAAATGCTTGGGCTACCTGCTTTGCATGACCTTGTACCGTGGCCCCGATAAATTTAAATTGCTCATCGCCCGGATACTGCTGAGGCATTTGCGAAACATCAACATTCTGCTTTTGGAGTGCCTGAAGTTGCTGCTGATAAACTGCTGGCTTTTGGTCTGGGGGTGCCTTATCAACCGCGTCATGCGCTCCCAGCATCAAATCGGCCTGCTGCTGAGCTATTGCGCCTTGCTTTGTTACTAAATCAGCAACTTTGGCCTTTACGTCAAGCGCGTGCTGCTTGAGGGCCAATATGGTATTTGGCATTACGCCAGAATCGGGAGCGTCTTGGATTACCTTATCAATATCGCCCTTGTTTTTTACCATCAATTGCCCAAGGGTCTGTTGGTCTTTTTGCGCCTGCTGGGCTTGCTGGAGCTGAATAGCTCCCATTTGCTGCTGCTGTACCTGCCCTTTAATGGCCAGTGCCTTGGCATACTGATCCATCGGATTTTCAGGCTGTATAAGCTGCGGATTGTGGTAACCACCAAAAGACGAACCCATTTATGCACCTCCGCCAAGCAATTGAAAAAGGCTCATTGCCCCACCAAGATTGTTCGCCATGTTTCCATAAGCATTGGCCTGATTGATGTAACCCGAACCTCTGGCATTCGCTGCATTTTGCAAATCAACTCCTTGTTGCCCTGCCGATCCCATAAGAATATTTCCGGAACTATTAGCAAAGTTCTGTCCTGCTCCGCTCAATTGATTGGCCGAAACTTGCCCCTGTCCGGACATTGAAGCCAATCGGTTATAGAGATTGGTTTGGTCGTTGGTGAAAGTGTTGTAATTCGTCTGGTAATTCTGGAGCGCGCGATTGTAGACATTTGAATATTCTCCAGATGCCGAGTTTTGCGCATAATCATTGATGGCTTTGGCGGTTCCGCCTGTTAATAGTCCACCTCTTGCAGCCGCCGAAGCCTCAAGAGCTTTTTGCCCCTGCTGAAGTCGAAATTGATAGCCCGGATCATTCTGCTCAGTAACAGCAGTAGGGCTGGAAAATGTCTGGCCCCATCCTTGCGCAAGAGAACCAAATCCTCCACCGCCTGGAGCTGATACATCCGGCCCTGTCCCTCCGTCTGTCCTTGCTACCGTTCCGGGCGCTCCAGAGGCGTTTTGAGCAACACTGCCGATATTTCCCATGCCTCCTGTTCCAAATGGCGACGGATCGCCCAACATCTGACCAGAAGTGGTCGAACCGATACTTCCAATCCCGTTTGGAAATGGGTTTACATCTGGAGTTACTCCTGTTGGTTGTCCATTCGGCCCAAGCTGCAACATTCCAGCAGCCCCGCCCTGTGTTCCCGGTGACGCGATTGTAGGATTCATCTGAAATTGCGTTCCACCTGCTCCGCCAGAACTGGCCGCAGCTACTCCATAGGGGCTGACTTGGTTGGTTGATCCCCCAAAAGCATTTTGCCCCGGCTGTAACATGCTCGAGTTTTGCGGCATCGCATTGCGTACCGTACCGTTCGGCCCTCCCCCTCGCAGTGCTCTCAGTTGATTCAATGAATTAAGATCAACCCCGCCACCATTCAATGTTTGTCCAGAAGAGGCAGGCGGAGCATTCGGATTGATGACTCCCGGCGGCAGTCCTTGGGCTGGGTTTAATCCCATGAGATAACTCAATCTGGAATTAGCCGCTGACCCAGAATTGAGCCACGGAGCCATAAGATTGAGTGAATTGCCATACTGCTGTTTCTGAAAGGCAAGGGATTCATCGGCTGCCTGCTTCTGAAGATCAGCGGCATGGGTAGAAGCATTGGCTTCGACTGTGGCAGCCTTATTTGCTTGACTCGCGCCGAAAATACCGCTGAATATTGATCCAATTACGCCCATTAGAGTTCCTTTGGTCTGCTTATTCCAAGCATTACCTGATCGTGCAATATGCCGCCCTTGAGCAAACTTTGTTCATTCACGCCGAACTGCGTCATTCCGCAATCGACCGCGTACTTTATGACCACACGGTTAAATTCTGGAATTTCGGCAATCAATCGACGGCATGGAGTGTTTTGCCAGAGCCATTGCACGAATTGTTTAGTGATTTCGCGTGACATTTTTCCTCTGGTTTCAGGAAGCAAGCACGGATGAGCTTTCCAGCAGATTTTGTTATCAGGGATTAATGCGAATAGCCCTAACGGCTTGTCTTCTTTCGCCAGCACATACCAAATTTCTTCACTCTGGATCGGTTCCCAAAACTCAGGACGCGGGGAAAAGTCATCTGCAATTAATGGATAAATTTCAGGATGCGTGATGATGCTTTTTATCAGCGCATAATCCGTGATGCGCTCAAAGGTCAAACAGTAGTTCCTATTAGATTGATTACGGCATTCTGAGCATCAATCGCCGCCTGATGCTGCGCTTGGCAGGTTGCTGCTGCGGCAGAAAGAGCGGCTGCACGCTTGGTATCATCGGCAGCAACTTCCACGGCCATGGTTAAAGGGTAATCGGTTGACGGGTCAGCATCGCATCGAATAGTCACTGCTATTTGCCCACCCGAAAGGGCTTCATATTTAACAATTTTGGTTACGTGTGTCATCCCTGAATAAACCCTCTTCCGCCAGTTCCTCCCGGAGTCGTTCCACCTGAAAATCCGCCACCTGTTGAAGCCGCGCCGCTGGTCGTAATCTTTCCAAAGTTAACTCTGCCGTCTGAGGCTGTCTGATTTGGGGCAGATGTGCTGAATTGATAAGTAACCGCCCCCCCGGAAAAAGTTGGATCATCGGCAAATACAAAAAATGTTCCGGTTACACCGGGATCGACTGAGCCAGAGTTGTAACTGATTGTCCCTGTTCCAAATTGTGCTGAAGAAGCTGCAACGCTTATGATCGTTGCCCCGCCGCCTGCATTTGAAAGCACGGTGGAAGATGTTGGAGTGCTGGAAACATTTAACGCAGTAGATCGGGTTGAATTGGCCAGCCTGTTATTAGTGTCAAGTGCTATTTGGCCACGTTTCCCGCCGCTGAGAGGATTGCCAGTCCCATCAGTAAGTAAATCAGTGCTGGTGTTTACCACATTGGCAAGCGAGTTTAATTGCCCGTCAGCGTTAACATTTTGAACTGTGGTGCCTATGCCCTCTGTGCGTCCTTGAATTACTACGTTTGCGCTGATTTGCCCAATCCGGCTGACCACATTCGTCAAGGTTCCTAGTTTTTGATCCCATTCCTGCAATTTCTTCAGAAAATCACGCGATGGATTGCCTTTGTCATCGACTAATGGAGCGCGGCTGGAGCCAAACGTAGGAATGTACGGTTTTAAAACCCCCGCAGGAGTAACAGTACCTGGTGGTGGTGTAACTGGTAACGGAGTCGTAACCGTTCCTACCGTGCCAGAATCAACAGTGAAAGCCACGCTGAATGTCTGGGGAGCCATGTGGCTTTGCAAGCTGGGCATTCCTTGTGCCTCAAGATACAGCGTGTAAGTTCCGCTCAATGTGATGGCAGGGAATGATGTCAGATCGAATTGCCTAGGCGCGCCGGGAGGAATTGAGGCTAATTGTGTTGCCGTGATCCCATCATTTGTACCCCAGAGGTTGTAACTTCTTACCGTGTTTTCATTTCCGGAAACTGTGAAGGTTCCAAGATTCCCACTTATGGAAAAATTTACTGCAACATCTGTCCTGATACCGCACTGAATTGGTGTGCCTTCTTGGAAATCGTCGCCTGTGACCGTGGCAACATAATCAAGTCGTTTCCCCGAAGCAACGTAATTCCGGTTTACTGTCCAAGTATCGAGCCACGTCTGACCATGCTGCTGATCGAGATATTTTCCCAGCGACCATGACGCAGACCTTGTAAGCGTTCCGTTGAATCCTTTCCAGGCGCTGCTCATGCAAATCTTGCTCTGATTACTCGTACAGGCAGGTAAAAAGCTTGATGTCAGATAAGAAGAACCAGAAACAGGACTCCCCTGAGTATCAGCATTGGTATTCAACCACGCCAAAGCGCCATCTGATTGAGTAACACCAAATCCACCAGCCTGATACTGAATTAAAAGCGGGTTGGCGTGTGGAGTGACGGCAGTTCGTACCGCGTTCCAATCGACGCTTGCCCCATCTCGCGCAATCTTTCCTACAACATCCCAAAGCAAGACCATTGGGCGAGGAACGCCGGCAACCGTATGAGTTTCATAATTCGGATCAGCGGCATAACGATCCATTAAATGATTAATGGCGGTTATGATTGCGGACTGGTAATTGATTGGAGCGAATCCGTTATCGGCAAAATACTGCTCATCAATCATCACCATGTACTTGATTCCGGCTGCTGCACAAGCCACGGCTATTTTGTCAACCGTGTTATCGTTGCAGACTGTTGCTAAAGTGGGGCTGTACCAATCAGGAATAAGAACGTCATAACCACGTGCCGCCAAATCTACCGCTATGGCCGTCATGTCTGCCTGATTCTGGTTACTGAATCCGATATTCGGATGTGAACTTAACCCCCACCATGCCTGCAAGTAACAAGATATTCTGCCCGTCCATCCCGGCGGCATCAGAGTCCGCAGAGATTCTTTGCTGATGACCATTGGAGCAGCAGCATTTTCGCTGTCATCCACGATGGTAGAATCGACCGCTGAAATTACGCCGTCATGGTTCGTGCTGCCAGTAAACAGTGTTGGGGCCAACCCCTTGCCATAATTAGGGCTGGATGAAACATTGTGCTGAGTGAAACTGGCTACTGTGCGGGTGATTGGCATTTAATTCTGAACAAATTCGATTGTGGCCTGCTTGAACGTGCTTGTGGTCGTGGTCGCCGCACTCTTGTAACTAACGCTCAAGATATTGCTGGCCGTTGTCGTGTTGAAAGTGCTCATCGACGGCATAATGATTGCTGGTGTCTGAGCTGCCACGATTCCAGTAAGCCCATTGCTATCGAGGGATAGCGTGATAAACCCTGTACCGGATGCTCCCCCGGTGCGTACCGTGAAATCAATCACAACCTTGAACGGAATACTTGTCCCGGTTGTTCCGGCCACTCCCGTAACAGGCGTAGCAATCGCGGTATCTGCTGTCGTTCCATTCGTCCCCATCCGGATCGTGAAAGTACTTGTATTGGCTGCCGTGGTCGTACAGGTTCCGGTCAGCGTCATGCGGATATGCGTTCCCGCGATGAGACGATTTGCTGCAAGTGCAGGAGTTTTTACGATGATCGTTTCTGTAGTATTGATAGCGGCTGAGTCCGCTACGATGTCAGCCTGCCCCAGCTTGTTTGTAGATTGATTGAATATTACTGAAGATCCTACGATATGTTGGGTTGGCAGGATAATCGTGTTGGTCGTTTTACCGCTGTTGTCTGTGATTTGCGTGACATCGTTCGACTGCCCGGTTATCAGCATGTTCCCGTTGCCGATGGTCTTGCCCACTCCGGAGGCAATCTTTACACCCGTTGAACCCGTTCCCATTTCCGAACTGAAGTCAATGCGGTTATTTCCGACTCCATAGCCGTTCGTGGAATTTCCCAGATCGAGACAAACAGGAGCAACACTTCCACCTCCGCCCTGTAAGCACAATATATTGCTGAGAATGTTGTCTGTGCCGTCAGCCATCTGGATGCAGGCGCTTTCGCCGTTGCATTTGATACCGCTAAGCAGGTTCGCATTCGGCCCCTGATTATTTACTAGAGAGTTCATGCGAATACAGATGTCCATTTGCTCACACTGGATATCGTTAAGTTCATTGTGATATGGAGATGCTGTCGCGTTGTCTGACTGAATCAGGATTCCAATTTGCCCGACCGTGCGCGTTGGAGCTTCAAGATAAACCTGCTTTATATGTACGCGTGTCTCTGAAACGTTCGTCGTACTGCTGATTTTGATGGCTCCGAGGGGAGCGGCAGAGTTGAGGTCGATACCGCAGCCTTTGACCATAGCGCGAGTAACGGATGCGATGTTGATTAAAAATGCCGACCCGGTATAGACGATCACCGTTCCCGAATCTTCGCAAACAATGCCAGAATCGTTGCCAAGGGTGATGCTCACTGTACCGATATTGAAAAATCCCTGATGCGTGAATTTGAGAACCTGGCTATCGAGCAGGGTGAATCCAGCAGCACAAGCAGAGCCTCCGGCAATACCATCCATGTTGATGGTTCCACCCGCTCCAGCAGCGGTGCTTGCAGCAGCTACCTTGGCGCACCAATCAGCGCCAGCAAAGGCAGCGGCAAATCTGGTATTGCTTAGTGTTTTGGGATTGATGTCGCCATTTGATGCGAGAACGATGTTTCCTATTCCGGTAGTTCCGTCAGTTAAATCGCTCGCTTGCGCTGTCGTGACCGCAGTAGTAAGCCCTTTGGCGTTGATCGTGCTTTTCAATCCAGTTCCTGGGGTTGCTACCGTTGCCAAGGTAGTGGCACAACCAACGGATGTAACATCTCCCGTCAAAGCTGGCTCTTGAGCGCATGATCCTACGCCCGAAAGATCCGTGAATGCAGGCTGGGACGAGGTAAATAATCCAGTCGTGGAATCATAACTGAGGAGCCAATTAGAGGCCACGGCAGTCTTTGTCACAGCCAGTTGCGGCAAACTGGTCAAATCAGTGTAATCAGGCTGCGTCTGGGTAAATAATCCTGTTACTGAGCTGTAGGAATTGAGCCACTTATGAGTTGCATTCGCCAGCGTTGCGGGGAGTGTTGGAGTTCCTGTAATGTCTGTATATGCAGGCTGACTTGCTGTAAATAACCCCGTGGTCGAATCGTAGCTTCTGAGCCAATTTGAAGCGACTGCCGTTTTGGTAATTGCCAGTTGTGGGACTCCGCTCAATTCTCCGTAGGCAATCTGCTTTCTCAGGAAATTTCCGCTTGCGTCTATACCTGTCAAATATTGAT